GCACGTTCTTCTTCAATACCAGTATTTAATTTTAATTTTAAAAAGTCTAATACATCAGAATGCCACGGTTCTAAGTAGCAAGCGATGGATCCTGCCCTTTTACCGCCACCATTATGTGCAATACCTAAATGAGCAACAGTATAATCGTGGGGTGTATCAATTTCAAAATCATGAACTGTTCCTTCATATTGTATTTTTTTAATAGTTTCTATACGTGAATAAATATAATTATTATGACACAAAAATGTAAAATAATTACTTTGTGGAGCATTAGGAAACATTTCAAGTATTTCAGGGATACGGGGTATTCTAAGAACATATGTTGGTAATTTAGTAGTTATATTTTTATATGTTGATACATTACCAACACGATTTCTTTCATAACCTGAACTTAATGCTCCTAGACGTAATAACATATATCTTAATGCTTCAATAATAGAATAAGATGTCATTTCAATACTTATTTCTTTTTCTCCAATACATCCATCAGTTTTAATTAAACCTTTAATAATTTGTTTTATTTTATTTAATGGTAAATGTAAAAATTGTGGTTCAAATCGTTTAATTTTATTATTATCATATAGTTGAGATTGTAAAAATTTAAAGCCTGGAGTAGCAGTACTCCATTTTAAAGATACACGTTTAGTTGATTCATCATCTATGTAAGAATTTACTTTTATACCTCTATCTTGTAAATAAGATGTTACAAAAGTAATAATATCATTTTTAGTTGTATTATTTAAAGATACACCAGAAACAGACTTTGAAATATAACCATCTCCAAGTAAAATACCATACATATAACAATCATCTTCTGTAATAGTTTGTATATCTAATTCATACGTTGGTTTTGGAAAGACTAAAAAATCATCTATTTGTAATTCATTTGCATCGTAAAACTCTGGTTTTATTATATTTTTATCTAATCTATTACATATTGTATTAAAATTTAATCCTTTAGTTTGTTCTTTCAAAGCCATTATTTGATGTTCTCCTGTTACTTTTATTGGATATAGTGCGTGTTTAATTTGTATTTCTAATATTTCACCATTATATTCATGTCGAACTGGTAAATTTACAGTTGCGTATGACCCATTACTTGTTAGCACTTTTTCTCCAATAGCAATATTTTCAATAGCCTTAGGACCATTTAATGTATAAACGATTGTTTCTGGTGTAAAACATTGATCAACATAGCGTGCGGTTTCATTAAATACTTTAAGCATAGGAACAATACCATTACTAATGCCATTGGTGCCTCTAATTCGACTACCTTTCCCTCTAATTTTATGAAAAGCAACTCCAATACCACCAGCACATTTACTAATTTTAGCACAATCTTTAATTGTTTTATAAATACCGTCAATACTATCTTCATCTACAGTAAGTAAAAAACAACTTGATGCTTGTTCTCGTTGAGTTCCCATATTAAATAAAGTTGGTGTTGCGTGTGTAAAATAACCTTCTGACATTAATTTATAAGATTTTAGTGCTTCTTTAATATCATCTTTATGTATACTTAAAGCAACACGCATTAATAAATGTTGTGGGCGTTCAATAATTTTACCATTAATTCTCATTAAATAAGCACGCTCTAATGTTTTAAAACCAAAATAATCATAATTAAAATCTTTTTCATAATCTAGAGTAGCATTAATTTTATTTTTATGTTCCATTACCATATCATATAAACGTTTATTAATAAGAGGACAGTGTTCTCCTAAAACATCTTTGTTGTCCCATAATACTTGTATAACTTCACTATAACTTGGACTTGTATTTTTATTATGATTACTAATACTAATACGGGATGCTAATTTTCCATAATCAGGATGTAATGTTGTTTTTGCAGCACAAATTTCAGCAGTTAATTCATCAATCTTATGAGTTGGAATACCATCATAAATTTGAGCGATAATTTGTTGTGCTAATTCAATAGCATTTAATTTAGTTAAATCTTTAGAATATTTTTGAATACGTTTAATGATTTTATCAAAAGAAACTTCTTCTCTTTCATTATTACGTTTTAATACATACATTGACATTGTTGATGCCATTTTAGTAGTTATGAATTTGTTAATAAGTAATAATTAAAATTTTTTGTTTTATTAAAATAAAATTAATATATTAAAAATACAAATATTATTTTATTAATATTGTTAATATATTTTTTTATTTTATATTAATCTTAAAGTTTTTATTTTTAAATTTATATATTTTAAATTTTATATATTTTTTAAAATAAAAATTTAACACCTAAAAAATAAAAAATAAAAAACTAGAAATTAAAATAATTTAAAATAAATAATACTATTATTGACTAACAAATATTTCTTTTTTTGTTTCTTCTTCCACTTCTTCTTTAACTTCTTCTGGTTGAGGTAATAATTTTTTAATATTTGCTTTTGTTTTATTTTCACAATAAAATTTAACTTTTTCACAATAGTATAAATCAATTAAATTATTATTTTCTAAATGATTAAATATATCATAAACATTTAATACTGGTATTATTTTCTCTTTTTGTGTTGTTAAATTTACATATTCTCCTTCACATAAATTAACAATTAATATTAAGCCTACTATATTGCCACCATATTTTCTAATTTTATTCATAATATTATTTAAAAGAAAATCATTACTTACAATTGTTTCAATTAATATAATTTTATCATCAATTTCCATACCACCTTCTATTTTTATATTTTTAATATTATCTTTATCATTATTATCGTTTCCAGAATGATTTATATATAACATACCTTTTTCAAAACTAGTTGCTATATTAGTAGCATAAGGAATAGCGCTTGAACTAGTTGCACAAATTTTATTAAACTCTATTTCTTTATTTGTTTCTTTTATTTTAATTGTATTTTCAACTAGTAAAGAAATAGTGTCAAATAATTCTGGATGGGATAATACTTTATTAAAATTCATATGATAAGGTAATTCTCCACTAATAGGGCATTCTTTTACAGTAATTGTCTTTGACAACATTAAACTTGTATAAATAGTTGCTTTAGCCATAATGAAATGAGGTAAGAAATGAGTTAAGAAATGAGTTGATAAATTAAAATAATAAATAAATAAATAATTATAATTATTATTATAAAATAAATTTTAAATTAAAATTTTACTTAATTAATAAATAAAAAAAATATTAATAAATATTAATAAATAAATAAAAAAAATATTAATAATATGCTAACTAAAAAAAATTTAACTTTAACTAAAAAAACAAATAAAAAATCTAATAAAAATACAAATAAATCTAAAACACAAAAAGGTAGTGGATTTTTTGCTGATGATAAATCATATTATTTTACTAATATAAGATATAATAATAGTATGACTAATTTTATGTTACCAATTTTAAAATGTGCAGTTTGTAATAATTTACAATTTAAAATGAAAGTTATGAAAATTGATACACAAGCAACTGCTTTTATAACTGATGGTAGTTTTTATGGAAATAGATTTAATTTCTTTACTTGTATAAATTGTGGTAATATTCATATATTAAGTAATAATACTAGTTATACAAAAACAATTGATATGCCACAAACTTTACAAAGAAAATCTAATTCAAAATACAAACAAAAAAACTAAGTTTTTATTATTTTTTATTTAATTTTATTTAAGTTTTTTTAAAAAACTTAGTATATATTAATAGGTTTTAATGTATTTGAAGTATCTGGGTCTCTAGTGACTATTCTAAAGAGTAAATGAGATTGTAAATCAATATTAATTAATGTTCCATAAGTAGCACTTGTAAAATTTAAATTTGTTTCATCATAATAAGTGCTATCATCCACAGTTTGATTTAGGGTATCTAATGTTCCTGGAGGACTAATATATAAGTTTTTAATAAAACCTCTATTATTAGTATCTGCTAATCCATTGGTTTCTAAGTCTAAATTAATAATAGTATGACCTTCTTCTCTATTAATAAATGTTTGAAATCTACTATTATCTGTTCCTTTAGTATTCATTGTAAAATTTTTTACTAAAATTCTATCACCTACTCTAAATAATCTATTTGAAAAATAGGTTGTTGTTTCAATTTTAATCATTTTATGGTCTGAATGAGTGCTAAAGGGGTAAGCATTTGAAGCACCTAATTCTAATGTAGCACCAATAGTATCTAATGTTCCTGTAAATGTAATTGCTGTATTTGTTAATACATCATTTTGTGTATTTATAAAATTGCCTCTAGGGTCAGTAATTGAAATTGTCATACTATTTAAACTTGCTAAAGGATTATTGTAAAACTTTTTCTTTTCAAAATAAGCGGGATTAAATTTCATAAACCCTCGATTATATTCACTTGTAAAACCTTGTTTAGGAGTAGAATTAACAATACTTGTGCCAGCCCCTGATATATACTCGGTTGATAATACACTTGAAAAAAATACTTTATCAAATATAAGTGTTGAAAATGCTCTATCAACCCAATTATTAGTTCCTCTAAAAACACTGTCTAATTCATCAATACGTAATAATAAGTAAGGGTATTTCATTAAACCATTGTAAAGACGCGTATCAAAGGGTACAATACTTGAATCCATAGGTAAAATCGCATTTACTAATTCAACACTAACAACATTTTTATACATTTGACTAATACCGGCACCTGTAAATTCATTATGTTGATTAAATTTAACACGGAATTTAAAACGACTTTCGGCATTTTCTTCCCATTGTCTATCAACACTATTTACATTTATATAATGAACTTTTTCAATATAATCAGGTTGGGTGTCTTTTTGTAATTTAACTAATGCTTCCTGCATTTTTGCTAAATCAACATTAGATGTGGGTTGAGATTTATTATCATTAACAATATGTTTTTCTATTTTTTTTAACATATTTTGAGTATATTCATTACCTAAGTTAGATAAATCCATTGGGTCGACAACAGTTTGACTAATATTAGTAGTAGCATTCGTATTATTTTTGCTTAATACTATTTGATTTCCATTAGTAGGTTGATTAATTGGGTTAGGAGCAATATCATTTGTATAGTGATTATTTTGTTGATTATTAATACGTTGGGTATTATTTTGATTTTTATTTCTTTCATAATTTTCTGATTGATACTGAACTTGTTGATTGCGTTGTTTTTGATAATCTTCTAACATAGCCATTGGATTAGAACCTTCCATTTTTTGTAAATTTTCAATATTTTGATAAAGAGGACTATCAACATTTTCTGTATTAAATAATGTGTCGGTCATATCATCACTTAAATTAAAAGGTTTAACTGTAAAATCAGTGCACGCTTTATCATTTTTACTTTGAGGTTGATTTGTATTATGTTTAAAATCATTCATTATGGTTTCATTAGAATTACCATTGCCATTACTATTATTATATTGAGATGATGATATAGATGGTTGAGGTAAATAAGTATTAGGATTTCCACCACCATTATTATTACTACGTTGTGCTAATAATTCATTATATTTATTATCAATATTTTCATTTTCTTTTATCATAGTAAATCCGTGTGATGTATCAGTATTAGTTAAAGATGATACATTGTTATTAGTTGTATTTGTATTATTATTTGTATTATTTGTATTTACATTCATTTTACTTTTATTACTTTCTTTTTCAAAAATTTTAGTATGAAAATAACCTACTGATTTATCAACGAGTTGTGAATTAATGGTTGATAAATTTCTTTCATTTTGAGGACATTTATCATATGTTATTGATGCCATTTTATTAAATGTTGTTCTATAGGCTGAATTTTTAGAAATATCTTTGTTTGTTCTTTTCATAATTTCATTAGAAACTTGTTTAAAGGTATTCTCTAGATTATTCTGGGAATAATAAAGTTGGCTAATAGTATCTTCACTCATTTTATATTTTATAGTTATAGGTTATTAATATTTATTAATAGTTAATAATGGTTAATATAATTTAATAGTATTAAATATTATCTATAATTATTTATTATATTATAATATTTTATAATTCTATATTATACTTTTATATTTTTTATATTAATCTTTTTTAAAAAATTAAATAAATTGTTTTAAAAAATAAACTAGAAAAATTATAAAAAATAAAATATTAATAACAATAATCAACAAAATCAATATATTCATTACATTTAATCTCTCCAAAATTTTTAAAAGAATTGTTATCATTTTCTTCATTTTCATAACAAATACGTAAGCATTGATTATGTTTTTTCTTGTAATCATTAATTTCATTAATACTACTACCTTCACATAGATATAAAGTTAAAGGTAAAATATAACTAATTAAATTACACAATTGGTAGTCATTTTTTACATAATCTTTATTTTTTTCAATATAAGTTAAAAATTTTAGTAAATATTCAAAATTTGCTCTTTTATTTACTTCACATTTAGCACAAATACATGCACATACTTCTTGAAAATAACGAATAAAATCTTCAATAGTATAATAAATCTCATTTGGTGTTGGTGTTGATGTTGGTGTTTGTTCTTGTATATCTTCAAATGGATCCATTTTTCAAATTTATTTATTAAATAAAGTAATTGTATTTATAAACTTTTACTTATAAAATTCAATTTTTAGAAAAATTTAACTAAAACATATTATTTTATATTACTTTAGTTTATTTTAGATTAGATTATTTTTATTATTTATGTTTATTATTTATGTTTATTATAAAAATCATTTCTTTTTCCATTCATTGTATCATCATCAACTATTGTTTGAACGACATTTTTAAATGTTTTACCATCTAATAAACTAGTTATAAAATAGATACAATACATACCACATTCACTGTTTTTATATTGATGTCTAACTTTATTAATTTTGATTTGTATTTTAATAGGTTTAGTTAATTTTGATGCTTGTTCTTTTAATCTATTCATTAATACAACTACTTCAGAGTTAGGTTTTATACCATAACTATCCCAATAACATATTTCACCTTTATTAATATCACAATACATAGCAACCCAATGACTTCCAGATTGTGTATGCTTATCTAAATTAAAAATGACCCCTATTTTCGTTTTATTTTTTTTTATTAATTCAGATAAATTTATTTTACATAATTCATCTACAACACATTCACCAAACCCAACTTTAGTATCAAAATCCATAGGCACTGGACCAATAAATTCAAATTCAGGATATTTAATTTCATATTGATTCATAACATCTCTAATATCAATTGTATTTAGCCATTCTCTTGGATTTTCATTCCAAGATTTAGGCATAAATGGTTTAAAATTTTTTAAGAGTTCTTTTTGTAAATAACTGTCTTTAATAAAATCTTGTTTTAACCAACATACTTCATCATTACATTTATATTTCATAACATTATGTATAGCATTCCATAATGTTTTACCAGTAGTAATAGTAGAAAATTCGATTTTCATTTGAGGATGGGTTTCATTCCATTTAGTTGCTATTTTACGTAATGCTTCAATTGTAAAACAACTTTCACTTGTTGCTGATTTAATAATATTTACATTTTTCTTTTTGAGTTGTTTTCTTTTAGATAAATTAGATACATCAATTGGTTCAATAAATGGGGCACATTTTTGTGTTTTTTTACTTTGTGTTTTTTTACTTTGTGTTTTTTTACTTTGTGTTTTTTTACTTTGTGTTTTTTTACTTTGTGTTTTTTTACTATTTATTTTTTTATTGTTTTTCATTTTTATATATTAAATTTATAGAAGAAATTAAATTATTATTAATAAAAAAATTAAAAATAAAAATAAAAAATAAAAAATAAAAATTAATTATTTTGAAAATTCATAATTTCTAAAAAGACACGATGTTTAGAATATTCAGGATCGCTAAACATTTCAAGTATGATATTTTCTGTTGAAAATGAACTATAGGCTTCTTTTAAATTTTCTTTTAATGTATCTCTAATGTATTTTTTTAATTCAGTTGCTTTTTCTACATATAATTTATTAATAAGTGTTTTAATTGCTGTTTCACTTAATTTAGTTTGATTTGTGTCAGTTAATTCTTTTTCATAATAATACTTAATATAAAAATAAGTAATATCTTTTACCATATCTGCTAAACCACTCATTTTTAAATATATTTATAATTAATAATTTATAATTAATACTATTTGTATTTATTACTTTATACTATTTAAATTTATTACTTTATACTATTTTAGTTTATGTTTATATTATTATTTATATTATAAATTATTATATTTTACTTATAAATATATGTTTATATTTTAAATTATTATTATTTATACTTTTATATTTTATACGTTTTTCTTTTGTATATATTTTACTATTTTTTATTAGTAATTAATATTTTTTATTATTAAAAAATAAATATAAATATATAAATATATATAATAATTATATAAATAAGTGAAATTATGTTTACATATCTATATAAAATTTATAATCAACTAAAAACATTATATAGTATAAAAACACATATTGAAAATATATATAAAATAGAAATAGATAATGATGAAAATGAACCTATAAATGAAAATGAAAAACGTAGATTAGAATTACTTCAATCTTTAAAAAATATTATTTTTAAATCAGGTAGTTTATATATTAAATTTTTTCAATGGTATATTAGTAAAGTAAAAGCAAATATTATACATATTGATACAATTGAAAGTAAAATTTCTATTAAATTGATAAACTATTTTGAAGATATATTTGAACAATGTCCTTACCATGACTTAGAACGTACTATTAACATATTTAAAGAATCAATGTTAGGTATTGAACTTAAAGATTATATAGATATATCAACATTTAAACCAATTGCTTCTGGTAGTATAGGTCAAGTTTATTATGGTAAACGTAAAAGAGATGGTTTAGAAGTTGCTATTAAAGTTAAACATCCTACAATTGAAAAAGATTTGGAAAATCAGTATGAATTAATTACTATTCTAAAATATATACAATCTATAAATTATTTTAAAATAAAATATAATTTAATTTTTAATATAGATGATTTTTTAGAAGATATAAATTTACAATGTGATTTTAATAATGAAGCAAATAATGTAAAACAGTTTATTGAAAATTTTAAAGAAAGTTCAGAATATATTATATTTCCTAGAATACTATTTCAATCAAATGATATACTTATTAGTGAATATGTTGAAGGGGAAAGTGTTTCTACTCTAAGTAATATGGCAAAATTTAAAACATCTTTAAATTTTATATCTTTTTTTTACCAAATGTTATTTGTTGATAATTTTATTCACGGAGATTTACATTGTAAAAACTGGAAAATCAGATATAATGAAAATACTAAAATTACTCAAATGATAATATATGATTGTGGTATTTGTTTTCAAAATATTAATACTAAACTAACTACTGATTTTTGGTTTTCACTGATTAATTATGATATTGATAAAATAATAGAAGTATTAAAAGAATTTTTAAAACTAAATAATGATTTAACTATACCTTATTTTATTAATAAAAATTTTGATGATGATGTTTCACTTATTTTTAAAAATATAATTGATGATGATGAACAAATGGGTATGGGTTTAATTATGAAAATTTTACTAGATGTATTTAGAGATAATAATCTAATAATTCATAAATTTCTATTAAATTTTACTATATTTATGTGTGTTATAGAAGAATATATGAAACAAAATAATTTAATTAGTAAAACAATAAATAAAAATGTAACAATGTTTGATGTAATTAATGATAGTCAATTAGATATAATTGCATTTTGTGAAATTAATAAATGTTATACTAAAGTTTGTGAACTTATTAAATTAAATTCTAAAGATAATTTTAATATCTATAATAAAAATAATAAATTAAATAAGTTAGAAACTAATAATACTAAAAAATTATTTAGTAGTATAGAATTATCACAATTAACTTTTAAACCTCCAAAATAATTTACTTATTTTTCAATAAATATAAAATTGATTTTTTATTATTTTATTATTTTATTATTATATTATTTCTTTGTAAAACTATTGATTTTAATAATGTCTAATATTGAATGTGTAAATAAGTGTGAAAATGAATGTGAAAATGAAGTGTCTGAAGTTTTTAAATGTAGAGAATGTAGTAAAATATCAGATACAGAAATAATGTGTCATTGTAATGATGATAAAACAAAAGAGTATATAGATAATCATCCTCACTCCAAATTATCTTCAAATTTAGTAGTCTGTAAAAAATGTAATTATTATTGGCAAGGTTATAAAAGATGCGATTGTAATGAATTAAATGATACTGAATATGAAGATGAAGATGAAGATGATAATGACAATGACGCAAATTATTTTGTTGATTTTGTTAAATGTGATAATTGTGGAAATATGTGGGACGGTTGTGCACAATGTAATTGCTGGGGATTAGATATATACTAATCATGAAGATAGTAATGAATATGGTAATGAAGATAATACAATACTTAAATAAAGTATAAATAAATTAATTTATTATATTTAATAAATTTAAAATTATAAAAAAATACCTATTATAATTATAACAAAATACCTATTATAATAATAAAAAAATACCTATTATAATTATAAGTAAATTTTATTAACTTTTTTTTATTATGACAGAAAAAACTATCTGTATTCATATATTTCGTAGAGATTATCGTTTAGAAGATAATACTACTCTTATAGAAGCCTGTAAAACACACGACTTTGTATTACCTATTTTTATTTTTACTCAAAAACAAATTGATAAAAATAAAAATCCTTATCGTAGTGATAATTGCTTACAATTCTTATGTTATTCTTTACAAGATTTAGATAAACAATTACATTCTAAAAATAGTAATCTAACAGTTTTTTATGAAAATGATAAAGAAGATGAATATAGTATTCTAGAGACATTAATAAAAGAAATAAACAATGTTAAAACAATTTCATTTAATATGGATTATACAAATTATAGTCAAAAGAGAGATGCTAAAATAAAAAAACTATGTGAAAAACATACTATAAATTGTTTATCCCTAGATGATATTTGTTTAAATCCTATTGGAACTGTATTAACTGGTTCAGGAACACCTTATACTAAATTTACACCTTTCTGGAGAGCATCAGCAGATAAAGAAATAAAAAAAATCACTCATAATAAATATACCAACTATTATAATAAGTCTAATAAATCTAATTCAACTAATAAATTAATTAAAGATGTATTAGATAAATTAAATAGTAAATCTAGCAAACATAATTTAGTATTAACAATAGATGAGATTATAAAACCTAATGGTTTAATTATGGGAGATTATAATGACAGCCTTCCAGAATGTGGTGGGCGTTCTTGTGGTTTAAAGATATTAAAAAGTATTAAAGAATGGAGTAATTATAATGAAGAACGTGATAATCTTATTTATCAAACAACCCATTTATCCCCCTTTAATAAATTTGGTTGTGTTAGTATAAGAGAAGTGTATTGGACTTTTAAAAAATTGGGAAAATCAGGAGATGAAGGATTAATTAGGCAATTGTTTTGGCGTGATTTTTTTTACAATTTATCTCATTATCATCCAGAAATATATACTGAAAAAGCATTAAACCCTAGTTATAGAAACATTAAATGGAAAGAAGATAAAGAAAGTAAAGAGCATTTTAAAAACTGGTGTGATGGTAAAACAGGTTATCCAATTGTTGATGCTGCTATGACTGAATTAAATACTACTGGTTATATGCATAATAGAGGACGTTTGGTTGTCTCTAATTTTTTATGTAGGTTATTACATATTGATTGGAAATTAGGAGAACGTTATTTTGCTTCTAAATTATATGATTATGACCCAACCCAAAATAATTTTGGCTGGCAAGTTAGTGGTTCTAATTCTAGTGGAACAACATCACGACCCCTTTCTCAAACAATAATGAACCCTTGGATACAAAGTTCTAAACACGATAATGATGGAGATTATATAAAAAAATGGCTTCCTGAATTAAAAAATGTTAAATCATCTCATTTACATAAATGGTATGAGTATCACAATGACTATAGTTTAACTGATAAAAAAGATAATGATAAAAATAATAAACAAAATAGTGATAAAAAGGAAAAAATCACAATTAATTATATTAAGCCAATTGTGGATTATACAATTGAAAAAGAAAAAAATTTAAAAATGTATAAAAAATATTTATAATAAAATAATATTTATAATAAAATAATTTTAATATAATACCTTATAAAATCTTTCATAAGATAAATTATTATTTAGTTCATCATTATTTAATGTAATACTACAACCACCAGCATCTAAAGAAGACACATCAAATTTATATATTTTATTCTGTAGTGCATATTTTATAATTTTATTAATAGTATAATAATTTAAATTATCATTACAATGTAAATGTAGGCTTACTTTTCTTAAATTATGTTTCATATCAATATTTAAATAATCAATGATATGTTTAAAATCACTGAAACTCATTTTACCACACGTATCAGATATACATACTTCATCAATAGCATCAATATTTAAATATTCATATAATTCATTTACAATGACATCATTATCAATTTTACCTGAAATAGGACAATGTGATATACAAGACATATATACTTTTACATTATTAAACTTATTTTGATTTTTTAAAGTATGAGATTTATTTATTGCATTTATAATATTATTTTTTGTTTCATAAAGTGATAATCTAACATTTTTTTCTTGAAATTTATTAGAAACAGAAGACATAATAGAAATATTTTTTATATTTAAATTTTCTGCCATTTCTAAATGTTTTTCAGTAGGTGGAACTAATAAGTAAAATTGTGGTATATATGCATTATTTTTATTAATATAATATTTATTTGCATGTTTATATAATTCATGCGAATCTTTCATTTGTGGTAAAACTTTTGGTGATACTAATGACCCAATTTCTAAAGAATCAGGTTTATATGTATCTATTATTCTATCTAACATTATTTTTTTATGTTTTAATGTATATGTAGCAGGTAAGGATTGTAGTCCATCTCGCATAGATACATCAAAAAATTTAATGTATGGTATTGTTTTTTTTAAAGATGATATTAAATAAGACATTTTAATGTTATACTTTTTAAATTTATGTTAATTATAAATTAAATTTTAATATAAAACTTATTATTTATTGAAATCAATTTTTTAATTAAACTTAATATTATTTTTTTATATTAAAAAAAATTATATTAATATTACTATTTTTATATCAAATATAAATTAATAAGAATAAAATAAAAATATTAAAAAATAAAAATTATTATATTTTTTTATATTTAATAATTAAAAAATGATTCACCTTCATTTAAAAAATCACCAATATTTGCTTTATTAGATTGAATATATTCAAACCATTCGATAAGATTATTATTTTTATAGTGTATTTCATTTCCGCATTCATCAGTAATAGTGTCTGTATCTTTATTATAAAAATCACTAAATTCTGTTCCATTAGCAAATTTTGTATAATCTATTCTAATTTTTTGAATAACTAATATATCTATAATATTAGTTTCTTTATTTTCATAAAAATTAAAACTACCCATATTATATAAATCAGTTTCATCACATACACCTAAATGTTTTGAGTGAGGGGCTTTATATTTTAATGGAACTTCATATTTTTCACACTCTGTTTTAGAGCATTTTCTAAGATAACATACACCGTGATAGACACAATAAACTAACATTAAATTAGTTCCATAAAGTTCATCTTTATTATAATTTTCATTTAAACTTTTATTAATACTATTATTCATTTTGTTTTTATTTATAATTTACTTTACTTTATAATTAAATAAACTTTATAATCAAAAACTGTATTAATTACACTTATAATTTTAATAATTTTAATGATTTAATTCATAATAATCAATTTTTTATTTTTTATAAAGATAATGTAGGCATTATTATATTCTCAGGCATTATATTTTCAGGTGCTGATAATGTAGGAAGGGGAGATATTTCTTGTGTTTCAGGAGGTGTTAAACTAACGGTAACAATAGGGGCGGGTGCTGGTGCTGGTGCTGGTGCGGATGCTTGTGTTGGTGCGGGTGCGGGTGCGAGTGCGGGTGCTTGTGTTGGTGCGGGTGCGGGTGCGGGTGCTGGTGCTTGTGTTGGTTGTTTATTAATTATAACTGTTTTATGTTTATAATATGGCTGATTACTATGATGTCTATCATTATAATCGTGTCTATTATACCAATATTTATAAGGATTAAACCAATAATAATCATTATAATAATTATAATCATTATAATAAGGATTTACTGCTGTTTGTGTTTCATTTTTATTTAATTTTTCTTTATTTTCAATTTGTTTCTTTAATTGAGAAATATAAATACTTTCATTTTTATAATGATGTTGTAAATATAAAACAGAAACTAAAAGTAGTATTATAAAAATACATACTAATAACATTATGTATAAATTAATATTCTTCATTTTTTATTAATTCTTTCTGGATACTAGTTTTAGATTAATCTTTTAATTTTTTTATTTATTAATTATATAATACTTATATTTTTATAACTTATTTTTGAAAATATAAATTATATATTATAAATAATTATATAAATAAATTATATATAAATAAAAATTAAAAATAAAATAAGTATGAAACAAAATAGTGTCTCCAGAAAGAAATTAAAAAATACTAATCAAAATAAAGGAATTACTAATAAAACTAAAGAGAAAAAGACTAAACATAAAAGTAATAACTCTACTCTAATAAATAAAACAATAAAAAGTAATACTAATATAAACTATACTTTATCTGAAGTTATAGATGATACTACTTATACACATTTTAAATCCCTAATAAAAAAATCTCCTGATTTATGTAAAGGTCAAACAGGAGATGGTAAATGTTATAAAATTAGAAAATCATTATTAAAAGATATGAAAGCATTAAAAAAAGATAATCATTATAGAATTTTATATATTCATAATAATAAAGAAGTTATTGCTTATATATCTACTAAATTATATTCTAAAGATGGAGGTTTTATGTTTATTCATAAACTATGTTCTAAAGCAGGAACAGGTTTAGGTAAAAAATTAATGAAACTTATTCTAGATGATGCTAAAAAAAATTATGAAAAATTAAAAATTACTTATTTATCTTTAACAACACAAAATCTTGATATTGTAAATTATTATAAACAATTTAATCCAACTCGAGTTGTAGAAGTAGATACTCCAGGTTCAAAAGCAGAAATACCAGAACGTTGTGCTTATATGATATGGCAACTTAGTCCTAATATGCCTCATTTAAATTATAATTAATTATTAAATAATTTTTTGGCACACTGTGGTAATTCATTTTTTTTTTCTAATTCTTCATTTTTTTCTCTAATTGTTTTTTCTCTAATCTGTTTTCTCTCCAATTTAATAGAAGGTGGAACACGATCACCTATATCATTATTATTATACATTTTTACTATTTTATACTATATTATATATATAATTATATATATTATTTTAATGTAAATTAAAAACAATTTTTTATAATTTACTAAAATTTTTTACTATTTTTTCTAATT